GTATACGTTGATATCAAAGATACCCCCGAATATAAGGTGGGGATGTTTACACGTATTATTATGGATCATCTCCAATTTAATGATAAGGTTATAAGCTTTTTCTCTAGGGCAAACGATGAACTTGAAAAAGAGGATATTGAAAATGCTGGGGAGTTTGTTGTTTATAATAGAGGTTGGTATTATATTAAAGGTTTAGACCTAAAAAATAAAAGGGATTGGTATGCTATTGAAAAAATGGCAAATCTAAAAACTCTCACGGCACTAGAGTTATCGATTCATTATTTTGAAGAAAGGGAAGAATACGAAAAATGTGCCCATATAGTTAAGATTTCAAAAGCAATTGAGGAGTTTATCAAGTAAACGTGATTCCCAGACTTTTCTTTAGTACATTTATGGTACAGGAGTTAGGGAATAAGGGATGAGAGATGGGGAGACAAAGGAACCATTAGGACCATTAGGACCATTAAGGACCCCAAGGACCATAAAATAAACATTATGAAAAACAAACAATTATACATTAGGAGAATAGAACGTATGGAAGGTGCCTTACGTGCTGTTGAAGGATTATTAGGTCAAAGAGACACAACAATCCAAGATATTAAAAAACGCTTACAAACCCTTAACGATGAGTTAACGGAGTTGAAAGCAATGGCGGAAAGAGAAAATTAATATTAAATAAAAGTTATGAAATTAACAGCAGAACAAATTCAAGGTAATTGGGATACATTTACCTCTAACATCGAAACCCACATCACGGGAGATCGTAAACAAGCACTTCTTGACTTCTATAACAAGTACCAAGAACGTATTATGTTGATGCCCGCGGCTCACAAAAAAGAATATCACAACTCCTTTCCTGGAGGATATGTTGAACACGTAAATCGTGTTGTGCGTTGTGCTCTAAAGCAAGCCCAATTATGGGAGGAAGAAGGATGTGATATGTCTACCTTCACTACCGAAGAACTTGTTTTTTCTGCTATTAACCATGATCTGGGAAAGATGGGTGATGAAAACCATGAATCATACATCCCCCAGACTGATAAATGGAGACGTGAAAAGTTAGGTGAGGATTACATGTTTAATAAACAAGTCCCATTCGCATCTGTCCCAGATCGTGGTTTATTTATGCTCCAGTCTCATGGGGTAAGATATTCATTTAACGAAATGTTAGCTATCCAAACTCATGATGGGTTATATGATGATGCCAATAAAAAATATCTGTTCTCATTTATGCCAGAACAAAAACCACGTACCTCTCTCCCCTTTATTTTACACCAGGCGGATTTGATGGCTGCCAGAATTGAGTTCGAACGTGAGTGGTTACCTAAGTTAAAAGGTAACTTGGAGGGGCAAAAGGAAAATTTTACATTGGGGTCAAATAAAAAGTCTAACCAAAATAAGCAACAAAAAGCCCTAGGTTCTATACAGAGCACAGGTCTTAAAAACATGCTCGATAACTTATGATTACAACAGTTTCCATAATTGCACTTTCGGTTTTAGTCGTTATCTTAGGATATACGACTCTAAACCTTCTTCGCAAGAACGAAAAAGCTGAAGATGTAATTAATTCATACCAGGTCTATATTAAAGACGTATCTGAGACTGTTGAGTTTATAGATCAACGTTTAGAAGAAATAGACCAAAACGGAGCTTTCAAAAGTGATGATGAAGTAGGTTTCTTTTTTGATCGTGTTAAGGTGCTACATACTGCCCTCAAGTCCTTTAAAGTGGACTTATAATATCAATGGCCATAAAGAAAACCCGAAGACCTAAGAGTAAAAACTACTTTACTCATGACACCGAACTAGCTATTGTAAGATACAATAACGAACCAGATTCTGAAATCCGTTCTAAGATTTATGAACGTGAGATCCACTATCCGTTTTTTAAATTAACGGAAAATATCATCCATACCTTTAAGTTTTATTATACAGAGGTAGATGAGATTGAACACCTCCAACACGAGGTAATCACCTTCCTTTTATCTAAAATCCACTTATTTGACCCTTCAAAGGGGGCCAAAGCATATTCTTACTTTGGGACTATTACAAAAAACTATCTTATTGTCTCAAATACTAAGAACTATAAAAAGAGAATAGATAAAGCAGATGTTTCAGAAGCTGAAACGAATGAAAAGTTTTCCTATCAGATAGATGATTCACCCCATAAAGATGAGTTAAGTGAGTTTATTGACTTATTTGTAATATATGTTAGTGATAATATCTTTGAACTTTTCCCTAAAAAGAACGATGCCAGTATAGCAGACGCTATTTTAGAAATCTTCCGTAAAAGAGAAGATATTGATATATTCAATAAAAAGGCACTTTATATCTACATCCGTGAGATGGTTGATGTGAAAACACCTAAAATCACTAAGATAGCAAATCAACTTTACGCTATATTTAAAGATAACTACATTTTTTACTTGGATAACGGGTATGTAGAGTTCGAGTAACACATATTTATACTCGAATAATAACAATATAAGTATGAGCTCTTTAGATCAAGACATATTTGGAGGTAAAAAATTCTCGGGTTTACTAGAGGAAATTTACAATAACCAAAAGAAAAAAGAATCTCAAATTTCGGCTTTAATCCAAGAACTAAAACCCCTTATCTCAGATATTGGTGATGCTACCTTAATCGTTCCTTTAATTAAGGAATATATGGATTTAGCTATCAAAAACGATGATGCTCTAATTAGAATGGCTACTATTATCCAACGTGCTATGGCTCGTAGTGGTAATACTGAAGATAGTTTTGGGATTTCTGATGAAGAGAAAGAACAACTTCTAAGTGAAATTAATAAGCTAAACGATAAGAAATAATGCTACTTTCATCGGGTTTAAAACTGTTTCAAGAGATTGGAAAGATTCAAAATTCATTTAATCAAGATGAAATTAGAAAACTTCAGGGGTCAATCCTATCAGGAAGGGTTAAAACCATCAACCAAAATGGTACAGGTTTAGATGGGGTTATATCTGTAGAAATACTTTCAAATACATCAAATACTACAAGCAATTCAATTCCTAGAGTATATCCTTTATTCCCCAATAGTCAATCATACCCCTTAATAAATGAAACTGTAGTTATATTATCTTTAGTATCTAATAATTCTTCAAACAATTCTATAGATACTACTTATTACTATATTTCTACAATAAATTTATGGAATTCTGTTGAAACAAATCCTTTAGTATTGGATGACACTAGTGATTTCAAACCAGGAACATACTTCAATGAAAAAGGTACAATAAATCCTCTATATTCATTTGAAGGGGATAATATTCTAGAGGGACGTTTTGGTAATAGTATTAGATTAGGAAATACAGTCCCCAGTAATACAGCTCCATTAAATAATAACTGGTCTGTAACAGGTTCTATAGGAGATCCTATTACTATTATATCTAATGGTTTACATAGTGAATCTCCAAGTTTTAACTCTATTACAGAGAACATAAACTTAGATGATTCATCAGCTTATTTTACTTCAACACAGCAAATACCAATTGAAGTATCTTCTCAAAATAGTTATTTATCTTATGGGGGTAAAGAACCAACATCTCCTAAGGTATATACAGGAAAACAAGTTATTTTAAACTCGGGTAGATTGGTATTTAACTCAACCCAGGATCATATTTTACTATCTTCAGCAAAAAGTATTAACTTAAATACTGTAGAATCTGTTAATATAGATGCAGCTACTAAAACCGTAATACAGACACCGGAATTATATCTTGGTGGTATAGAAACAGCTCAACCTGTAGTTTTAGGTAACGATTTAGTAGATTTATTAAGAAAAGTCTTATGGGATTTAGACTTTTTAACGGGCGCTCTAAAAAACCAGTTAGGTGTACCTGTAGGTACTCCTATAGGACCTACAAACTTAGTAGCCCAAGCTATTAACGATAAAATAGGAGGCTATAAAGCAGAATTATCTAATATATTGTCTAATACAACAAAAACAGTATAATGATAGATCCTAAAAAAATAATAGAACAGAG